ACTTAAATTAGTCGAGAGACGTAAAATCGTGGAGGTATAATTATGAATAATGTTGGAAGTCAGGTAACTAATGTAAATGGTCAAGTAGTAGCACAGCAACAGCAGGTTCAGGCTCAAGTAGTCAGTACAGTTCCTGTTCAGCAACCAGGTGTAACTAATCAGCAAGCTCAAAATAGTCAAGCACTATTTACTCAGGAGCAGTTGAATAGTATTATATCTGGCAGAATTAACCCTTTAAATCAGAAGATTCAAGAGTTAAATGCACAGCTTACACAGGCACAGCAGTTATCTCAGTCCTACCTTAATGAGTTAACTGGTTTTAAGAACAGAGAGTCAGCAGTAAAGGCTGGAGTTCCATCTCAATTTGTTGATTTTGCTGTATTTGAGGCTAGTAAACTTGCAGTTAATGGTAAATCATTTGATGATGCAATAAAGGAGTATGTTGCTTCAAATGGTTCTTTATTTGGGGTATCTCAGATGAACAATCAAACTCAGCAGACTGCTTCTCCAGCAGTTCAGCGAGTTACACAGGGTGTTGCTAACCCTGCACAGAGTGTTCAGACACAGCAAACAGTAGGTAATCAGGTAGCAGGTAATGTTAGTGGTATGGCTGTACAGGGTGTATTAAATACAGGTAATGTACAGGGTTCATTTAATACTCAAGGTAATGTACAGGGTGCATTAAATACAAGTAATGTACAGGGGGTATCAGCTAGTCAGTTGAATGTAGCTAATACTCCTAACACTCAGAGTAATGTGCAGTATGGTGCTACCACTGTTCAATCAGCAGGTAATCCTGCTAATGTGAATAGTGTAGATAATCAAGTTGATGCTTTTCTAAAGGCACATAACTTGAGAAAATAGGAGGTAGATTTTTATGGCTTTAGTTATTGGTGGAAATGCTACAGTTGCGACAGGTATGAGTCCAATTGTAGAGGCAGGTTTATATGCTGATGCTATCTTTATTGACGGGGTAACTTTCACATCTCAGCACAATATCGGCTCAGCAGGTCAAATTCAGGTAGAAAAGTATGCAGGGGGTAGAGGTGCAAAACCAGGCACTCCTGGTGCTAATTTTACTGATAGAGATTACACTAATACTGTTGTTGACATCAATGTTAATAATAGTTTTAGAGATTCTGTGAAAGTTCCAGCTTATTTCGAGGCTACAATGCCTACACCAGTTCTTATGAATAAGACTCTTGAGGTAACAAAGAGAGTAGGAACTGGTCGTCAGGAGTCTGCATTAGCAGCATTAGTTAGTCAGGGCACAATTTCGCCTGATAGTGAGGCACTTACCAAAGATAATATTAAATCTAAAATTATTGCCATGCGTTCTGAACTTCGTAAGAAACATGCTAAACCTAATGTAGTTATCGCATCAGTTGATACTTATGCTTTAATGCTTGAAACAGCTGGTAAAGACTTTACACCTATGTACAATGATGATGTTATTCGTCAAGGTAAAGTAGGTTTATGGTTAGGTATGCTTTGGGTTGAAGCTGATTTGCTTGATGGTTCTACAGAGGATTATCAGTATATAAATGATGCAGGTGCAACTATTACAGTAGATACTTCAGATGTAGATTTCATCATGTATGATTTCATGGCATTCTCTGTTATCGACAGACTTGATGCTTTACGTATCAAGGAGTCAGAGCAGTTTGTAGGTTCTAAAGTTCAGGAGGAGGTTTGCTCAGGTTTCAAAATTACAAATGAGGATTGCCTTTTTGTGAAAAAAACAGCAGTTTCTAACGGTCGTCCTTAGAGGGCTACTTTACTTGTGTAGGTAGCCCTGTTAATGTAACTTTATCGGGGTAAATAATTTCAGTCACTAGTTGGTTTACCGATTAGTGGCTGAATTTTATAATGTTATTTATAAATTGTTTAGTTATTATTTGTAAAGCTGAGTAGGTGGTGTTTTCATGATTACTGTTTCATACGATTATTTTAAAAATGAATATTTAGGTAGTCTAGACGAAGATACTTTTAACAGGTGTATTAAGAGAGCAAGAGTTAAATTAGATTATAAGACTTTTGGTATGGTAAGTAAATTGACAGATGAAGATGATGAAGACTTAGTATCAAAAGTTAAAGATTGTTTATGTGCATTATCTGAGAAAATAAGTCAGTATTCCGAGCCCAATGGGGTATCTTCTGATTTCGTAAAAACATCTGAGTCTTTGGGACCTCATTCTGTTAGTTATGTTGTAGGTTCTGATAGTAATAATACTCCAGATAAGGTATTCTCTAGTATTGTAGATGAATATTTGAGTAATACTAATTTATTATGTTCATGGATTTGAGGTGATATTATGGGGTATCCACATACAATTACGATATTTAATAAGTATGTATCAGATGATGACTCGATTTCATATTTTAAAACCAAGATTAGTGGAGTTTTGTTCGTATTAGATGAGGTGAGTTCTGTAAAATCTACTGGTGATATTGGCAATGACAGA